AGCCATGAGAGAGGGGTATGCTTCAGCTTATAGCAATCCCAATCTGTTAAGTGGTATTGTTACAGAAGTTCCTGAAATGCTTAGTAACATGGTGTCTTCGAGTCAGTCTACACTTCCTGATGCAACTGAAATACAACCTGTTGTAAAGGCCGACGGACCTGGGACCTTATCTGGTGACAATTTTATAGTGGCTCCTGATGAGGGTTATTCCTTTCCTACAGATGCACCGGAAGTCAAGAAAACAAAGCCAAAACAAACTGAAGAGTCCGCCGCCGCTGCAAGAGAAACAAGTTTGGATCAACCTAATCCAATAGAAAAGATTGCGGACAAGGCAGAACAAATTGTTCCTATCGCAACAAACCCTGACGTTTCTCCTGAACAACGAACTAAGAACACATCTACGACAGTTCTGTCTGGCCTTGGAGTTGAAAACGTGGACAACATGTCTACTAAGCAACGTGTCAAAGCATATCAAGATATGTTCAAAGAGTTTCTTGGAGAGGACGATAAAGATGTAGCTGAAGAAAAATGGCACAACTTAGCCATGATTGGATTCGCTATTGCCGCAGGTGAAAGTCCTAGTGCACTAGCAAACATCGCCAACGGTCTGCTTGAAGGATCTAAGGTGATGAAGACTGATCGAGACGCCAGACGTAAGCGTGAAGATTCCATCACAAGCATGGCTATTGAGCAGGTATTCTCAGAAAAAGCCGCAGAAAAAGATGCTCAACTACGCAGGGATATTGCCGCAGCAAAAGGTGGATCTGGTTTTAGAGATCCTCGTAACCCAATAGATGCTTTCTTAAACGCCAAGAGTGATGCAAAAAAACTTCTTGATGATGTTACTTACCGTTCCATGTTAGAAAAACAAGGAGTCACTGATTTTGATCAATGGGCATCAGATCAAGCAATGCGGACTGTTCAAGAAACATATCCTTCTTCAACTTTAATTGGAACCCCGTTTGAGATTAAAGAAACACCAACGCAAACAACTCCGACTGCAACAGATCTACCTACAATAAGCACACAAGAAGAATATGATGCACTCCCTCCTGGGTCTGAGTTTTTTCAAATAGTAGATGGTAAACCTCAGAAACGTAGAAAAGAATAAGGTGTTTTCCAATGGCGGAAGAAAAACTGTTTGGAGTTCCTGTAGAAGAAACCCCACTATTTGGTGAGCCTGTAGAAGAAACCCCTGAAGCTAAACCAGAAGGGGAATACGACCCAGAAGAATACGAAGGTGTAGCTCAAGAGTTTTTTGAGGGCGTCGCTTCTGGTGGAACAAAAATAGTTCAAGGTGTCGTTGAACTTGGGGCGTTGCTTTCTGACGCAACTAGAGGGACTGATTACCACGATGATGTGGTTGAGTCATTTGAATCCTTTCGTGCGGGATTGGGCATAGATCCCAAAGGTATATCGGGAGCGATTGGTGAAGTGGGAACTCAGTTTGTTGTTCCAGGTGTAGCCGCTGCTCGTGTGGTGGGGGGACTCAATGCTTTAGCTAAAGCAGGTAGGTTTAGTAAGACTGCTGCACAACTAGGTGCCGCTGGTGTAGCTGACGCTGTTGTTGCAACCAATGACACCATGACAATTGGAGATTTTTTTGACGGAGGCCCTACCAAGACAGGGGATTTGGTTGGTTTAGAGGCGGAAGAAAGAGCTATAGAAGGTTTGGCAAACAAACTCAAAGTTGGTTTTGAGGGTGCCGCAGGAGTCGTAGCTGCTCCTTTTATTATTCGTGGAGTAAGTGAAGTAGCGAGTAAAGGTGCTACAGCAGTGGGTCAAATACCCGGAGCTACTCAACTAGCATCAGTTGCAAAAGCAACAGGTGAAAAAATAGGTAGACCTCTTGCCCAGATTGAAGAAGCTCGTCGAATGGGGGAAACGCAAAGTCCTTTCAAAAATGGGATTGCAGACGCACTGGCTACGCTTCGATACCGAGGTATCCTTCCACAGGAGGTTGCAGATTCCCGGTCCTTGATTCCTGGATTGACTGAAGCTGAAGTTCGTGTCGCTAACAAACTTACCACGCAACTAGATCAGGAGATCGATAAGGTTGTTAAGATAGCAGCTAAAAGCACAGAAGATTCTACTGCGCTTACGAAGAGTGATGTGTTTAATACCATTGATAAATATTTGACCGACCCCGTGAGAGCAGAGAAAGCAAAGTTTTTAAAGTCCTTGCCAAAAGCTTTACGACAGCCAGTGTCCAAGATGCGTACTCACCTTGATCAGTTGAGTGAACGTATTGTTGATAGTGACTTCATCAAGGCCAATGACTTCTATGTAAAAGAAACCAAGAAAACTATATCTGAAACTATCAAGGGAAACCTTGGATCGTATCTAGCTCGTAGGTATCGGGCACTTGAAGATCCGGCATACAAACCATCCGATGCCGTGTTGAGAGAAGCAGCATCTAAATTTAGAGAAGATCCTGTTGCGGTGCAGACCGAGTTACAGAAGATAGCGGAAAGTGGTAAGAGGACTACAGCAGAGTTAGGTTTGTCTGATGATTTTAAACTCCTTGGACAAGTAACCGAGGATCAAGCTCGCATTGCTCGTGATAATTTTCTTGAAACTTGGAAGAAAAGAGCAGTGTCTACACCTGTCAAAGGTGTAAGTCGTGTTGCCGAACAGAGATTGAAGACAGGACAATTCATCACTCGTGAAAACATAAAAGATTATCAACGTGCTTTAGTGGGAGAGGTTAAAAATCCATTAGAGAACTATGTTGCAACCGTTTCAAACATGGCAGAGTTTAATGCGGTGGATAATTATTTTGCAAACATTCGTAGGGTAGCGGAGCAAAATCCTAACGGTATAGGCAAGATCTTTCGTAAACCACCTGAAGGAGGCTTTTCTAAGACAGCAAGAGACACGCTCAACGACGAAGGGTACGTGGTTCTTGGATCTGGGAAGGGCAGCAGCAGAGCAGATAAGAGTGTTGAAGAAACTCTTGACACCTCTGGCTGGGGATCATTGCATGGTTTTGCTGTACCAGAACGTGTATATCAAGATCTAACTCGTACGGTTGTAGGAGACACAGGTTGGATAGGTAATTCTTTACGTGCAGTTTACTCTGGTTTTCTTAGAACCAAGGGTCTTACACAGTACGGCAAAACTATTTTATCTCCTGTCACGCAGATACGAAACGTCACAACAGCTTCTGCGTTTGCGGCGGCACAAGGAAACATTGGTAAAGGGGCAAACCTTTATGAGTCCGTACGTCTTGTTTATGAAAATCTTAGAAGACTTCCAGCGGAAAAACTTGCTCAAGAATATGCTGATTTACAGAGGCTTGGTATCGTAAATAGTCAGGCTGAGTTGCGCGAACTACAGGAGCTTGTTCGTAAGGGCTTTGGTTTTGCTGACGATGTGGATGGAGCAGTAACAAAAGGCTTCGGCTCAAAGCTCTCTGAACTTCCTGTCATAAGATGGTCGAAGAAAGCTGAAGCTTTGTATCAAGGTGGCGATGATATTTGGAAGGTATATAACTTTGTCTTCGAACAAAACAAACTTCGCAATGCTTTAGGTAAAATGTCGGCTGGAGATAGAGCAACTTATGTTGCTAGGAAGGGCGGCAACATAGACGAGCTAGATAAGTTTATAAAAGAAGAAGCTGCAAGTATCGTTCGTAATAACGTACCAAACTATAACTTGGCTCCCGAAGCTATTAAATCATTGCGTCGTGCCCCTGTCGGTAACTTCATAGCCTTTCCGTATGAGATCATTCGAACAGGTATAAACACAATTGCTCGAGGTATTGATGAACTTGCAGATGCAAACGTTGAGATTCAAAAGATTGGATTGCGTAGGTTGACAGGTGCAGCAACGACGTTTGCGGTCTTACCAATGGGCTTATCAGCTTTAGGTTACGCTGTATCTGGAGTCAGTCGAGAAGAAATGAAATCGTACCAACGATCTTTGGCTGCTCCTTGGGAAAAGAATGCTCGTCTAATTCCAACAGGTCGTCATGAAGATGGCACACCTCAGTATGTCAACTTCAGTTATTCCAACCCATACGACATGTTGGAACGCACAGTTATCTCTGCTCTTAATGCTTTTGAACGAGGAGAGCTAGAAGGTAGGTCAACCGCTAGACTGGTATCTGATGCAGCGTTTGCTTCTCTTGGAGAACTGATCTCTCCGTTTACAGAAGAGTCCATGGCTCTTGCTGCTTTCAGAGACGTGCTAGATCCTGAAGCAGAAAACCCGCTTATGAAAACGTTAGGGCAAATCGGTCGTGGTGGTAAGACGGTTACAGGAGCTAAGATCTATAACCCTGAAGACAGTGTCGGAGATAAATTAGCTAAGTCTTTTAACCACATAGCGGATACTCTTCTTCCATCTATAGTTCCCTTGGACGAGAGCGGTGGAAGACTTGAGCCTAGCCGTTTTGCTCGAGGTTTCATAAATGATTTAGATCTTAACGACGCCTTGGGTATAAAAGAAGAGGATCGGATGGGACGTGTTCGAGACCTGTCTCAAGAACTAGCCAGAGCGTTTACTGGTATTACAGAGTCCGACTCACAAGCTAGTCAGGGTTTGAAATACAAAGGATACGAGTTTGCAAAAGCAAGGCAGGATGCTTCAAACATATTTAACTCTTTGGCTCGTCGTCCTAATGTAACAAAAGAACAATTGCTTGAGGCATACAAAGATGCAAACGAAGCAAGGTTCAGAGCGTACAACAGATTTTATAACACACTAAAAGACATTGAAGGTTTGGGATTAGACTATTCTGAAGTTATGCGTATTCTAAAAGAAGCAAACATAAGTGGTGTAGATGCCCTGTCCATTGGGGTGTACGAACCATTTGAGGTTAGTAAATCTGTTCTAGAAAACATGGCAAGAAACGGAACTCTGGATGAAGTTCCTTGGAGTGAGATCACAGATCTGATGAGTGAATCCACGGACAGAAGTTTTTTTAGGGACGAAGAACCTACAGAGCAACCCGCTCCTGTAATAAGACAAGAACCTGGTTTATTTGGAGTTCCTGTCCAAGAAGAAATAAAACTATTTGGAGTTCCTGTAGATGAATCTGCTAGACTTCCTGTGGCTCCTGCACCAGCACCAAAACCAACAACTCCAAAACAGGTTCAAGAAAAACAAAGAACTGTGTTGGGTACAGCAAGCAATCCTGCGACAGCGTTAGCCGACCTCTTGATTTCTCAGGGATCTACAGGTTAATCCTCTATCTCAATCCTAACGCCCTTGCCTCCGAACATTCTAACCAGTTCGTCAGCCATTCCCTCTGTTTCGTTCAAGAGATCCTCGTCTCCAACTATTGAGGCTAGATTAATTGTCCAACCCACAAAGTCCATGAGGGCTTCAACCTGCATCGGATGCATCTGTCTAAGTCCAAGTGTTTTCATATCTGGTTCAATCATTCTACTTCTCCCCAATCAGGTTTAATGTCTACGTCAATCTTGGAAGGGACCTTGAGTGGCACCCCTGTCTCCATAATCTCCTTTATTCTGCCAATCTGTTCGTCGTTCTCTATGTTGAAGCATAGCTCATCGTGAACCGTTAGCATAGGAATAAGTCCCTCGTTGTAACAATCAAGCATCGCCTTCTTTGTTTGGTCGGCTGCTGATCCTTGAATCAATCTGTTCAGTGCCTTGTATGTGAAGGCTCGTTTGATCTGTTTGCCGTACTCCTTCTGTGCTTCGTCGTGAGGTAGGGGTTTGCCTACTCCGAAGGTGACAGGCTCCCAAAGATGAAACCTGCACTTACGGCCCAGTAGAGTGCGTATCTGACCATTGTCTGATGCCTGTTTAGTAGCAAGGTCTGCCAGTCCCTTAACAAATGGCACCTTATCACGGTGTTGTTGGATCAAACTCTTGGCTTCGTCAGTCGGGATTCCCAACTGGTCTGCCAGTTTTGCTACGCCCATGCCGTACATGATCCCAAGGTTCACGGTCTTGGCTTGCTTTCTCGTGATCCCTGCTAGATCTGCCACCATCTGATGGAGATCCACATCCCCTGTGTTGAACTCATCTACGATGTTATCGACCACAGCGTGGCGTAGATGTGTGGGTACAGACGCTGCAAAGTGCACCAGTAACCTCGGCTCTTGGCTCGAATAGTCAAACGATCCCCACTGGCAATCGTCCTCTGGTACAAACAAACCACGAATCATCTTCTTGATGTCAGGATCTCGAGCAGGAATCTGCTGTAAGTTTGGGTTGGATGATGAAAAGCGTCCGGTAACCGTGCCTCCTTCATCTCTCCGTGTGGAGTGTAACTCTGTGTGTATCCGTCCGTTGTGCTCGTGGCGCAGTATACTATCAATGAACGTGGAGTCAGCTTTATCAAACTCTCGTAGCTTGACCAGAGCCTGACAGACCTTTGATGGGTGATCATTTAGAAACGATTTGGTAAACGACGGCGCACCCTTTTCTGTGGTAAAGTATTCCATCCCCAGTTTATCAAACATCTTTTGGATAGAAGCAGAAGCCCATATATCTACCTCCATCCCTGCTTCTTTCTCGATGTACGAGCGCAACTCTTTAGTCTTGGATCTAATTAGCTTCTTGTTCTGTTCAGCTTTGTCCAGATCCACACGCACACCGTTGGTTCTCATGTCCAACATGCAGCGTATCAAATCTGTTTCTACGTTCCAGATGTGCCAGAGTTCTTGCTCCTCGAGTTGTACTTTCAAAGCTTCCCAAAGTTTGAGTGTGGCAACTGCATCCTGCTCCGCATACGATCCCACATACTTGGGCGGTAGCTTGTACATCTCTGCCTTTGGATCTACGCCCCACTCCTTGGCTGCTGCCTGTAGGAGTTTCTCATCCTTTCGAAGCTGCACGAAGTCTCGAGCCATCGCATCAAGACCAAACGACCAACGGTTCTCGTCCACCAATGCGCCAGTGATCATCGTATCAATGATCCGGCCTTGTATCTCTATGCCCTCGGCTCTCATCCAACCTGCATCGTAGGTTGCATTGTGCATGATTACGTTCATGTCAGGCACAGCCATCTGTTTCTTTAACCACTTGAGCGTGAACTTTGGATCTAGGTTGTGTGCGTTCTCATGACGGATGGGGAAGTATCCTTTGTATTCCCCTGCTGCTACAGCCACACCGATGATGTGTCCGTCGTTACGTGCCCATCCTGGCCCCAGTGTTTTGATGTTAGGATCGTAGGTCTCGAGATCCACAGCCACGTCTTTGTAGCCTGTCAGGTCTGGATACTCCGGTGGTATATTCCAGTCCTTGTCTATTAGATCTAGTTCCCCTTTGATCTGATGGTGCAAATCGCTACCAAACAGGTTTACCTGCATATTATTTCTCCTCAATGAACTCCGCACCCAAGGCGGTGTATCCTGCTTTATCGATCCACGAATCCTCGTGGTCTATTGTTTCTATTAGTCTGCTCGTTTTTACCCAGTCCATCATTAACGTGACGTGGGCCGGAGTTATTTGACCGTGTTTTTTTATGGCTCCTTCTATTATTATATTCCATCCATCGGCTATACGTTGGTGGTTTTCGTATGCATCACCGTAGTCCTTGGCCCTGTCACCATGGATTAGTTTTGCTGCTGTTTCTAAAACCTGTTGTCTTTTCATTGGACTGTTTTCTCTTCTTCATCGTTTGGGAAATAGAACAAAGCAAAAGATCCACACCTTGGACAAGAAAAGTTTGATACAATGATAAACTCCTCCTCGTCCGTGTCATGGTCACCACCCTGAATCATTTGTTTTCCGCAGTATAAACATTTCATATCGTGTACCTGTAGTTTGTTTTTGCTTGAAGTAAGTAGAGACAATGTCTTGCTCTGGTTATACCGACATAGAACGCTCGGTGTTCATCGTCGGGGTGATCGCTTTCGCTACACGCTTTGGTTGTTCCTAGATACACCAGACAGTTGTCATCCTCACCACCCTTCATGGCGTGAAAAGTAGACAGTTTGATTCTAGGTTCCGATAGCAGGTCGTCACCGCGCCTTGTCATGGCTGCAATATATTCTTGCTCCACAGATCCAACACGTAGGACTTCGTATCCGCTTTGCTCTGCCCCAACCAGTAGGCCATACTCCTTTTGTAAATCGTCCATCGTTAACTCTGCATCAGGAGCCAGTACATCTAGCCTCTGAGTAAAGCCACGTTTGACCACAGCATTCTGTCCTTGCTTTGGTACAGACGAATACAGATCCTTGATCCTTTGCAGTCCGACCTTCTTGTCCTGACACAGATCCCTCCATGTAAACAAGTTGGAGACCAGTTTGTCTGAGATGCTTGGTCTGCCTTTGATAGAAAACTTGAAGCCCATCTCCTTGATCTTCTTTGCCATGTCGTGGACAAACCCATTGGTTCGAGCCATCAAAGTCCACGATCCCTCGTGCAGTGGCGCATCCTCGAGGTGGTATATCCACTCGACAAGTCCCTCTTCGTCTCGAGGTTTGAATACTTTCAGGTGCCGATCATCAATCCTGTTGGCAACAACCTTTGCTAACTTGTGCACAGAACTTGGTATTCTGTACGACTGATCCAAAACTTCTATGTTATCCGTACATTTGTTGAAGAGTTGCACGTCCACTCCTGTCCATCGGTGTATCGCTTGGTCGTCATCCCCTGCAATAAACACCTGATCAGCATGGTCAGCTATCTTCGACACCATCTCCCACTGCATTGGGGTAAAGTCTTGTGCTTCGTCAACAAACAAATAGTCGAGACTGGGTGGTTCACCCACCTGAATGTACTTGTCGATCATGTCTACATAGTCGAACTTGTTTGTGGCTCGTTTGTATTCCTCAATCTGATTGTGCAATTGCACCAACTTAGGGTAGTGAAGGGATCTATCAGCAGCTTCGTTGTACTCCTGATCCAAAGTTACCATGCGTAAACGTGCACGACCTACCATCTGTAGGTAGTCGGCTCCCGATCCACCAATCGAAGGCATAGCCAAACCATCGTCTAGCACATTGGACATCTTGCCTTCGAACGTCAGGCCCACATCACGGCCTACGTTGTCGTAGTCTTCCTTGTTCATGATGTCTGTTACCTGTAACCCAAGACCCCTGAATCCAAACGAATGGCTCGTCCGCATAAACGGAAAGTCTTTCGGCTCCAACTGAAACTCGGCACAGGCACGACTCACCATCTCTTCGATAGCCTTACGTGTAAAAGATATAACTCCAATGCGAGAGGGACTCGTACCACGGTCCAACGCACCACGGATTTCTTCAATCAAACGGTAGGTCTTACCGCAGCC